AGGTTTTGAGCAGGGTTATATTTTCGTGAACAGCAAGCGGTGCCCAGAGTTCACACGCTGTCTAGAGCAACAGGCATACGATAAGAACGGCGAGCCGGATAAGACCAGCGGCCACGATCACATGAATGACGCAGGTACTTATGTTATCGCTTATGAGATGCCTGTGAAGAAACCCATCAGCGACGTATCAATCAAGTTCGCCATCTAGGGTCAATAAGAATATATGTCAGTTAAGACACTACATCCTGATTATCAAATCTTCTCGCCCAAGTGGCGATTGGTGCGTGATGCTGTTGAGGGCGAGAGCGCGATCAAGCGTGTGCCGAATCGCTACCTGCCCGAATTCATCCCGAATGACCCAGAGCGGTTTGATCGCTATGTACGGCGGGCCTACTTCCTGGGTGTCACAGGCCGAACCAAAGCAGCACTTACTGGCATGGTCTTCCGCAAAGACCCGATGCACGAAATGCCTGCAGAGATGGAGGACATGCTGCTGTTCAATGCTGATGGCGCAGGCACTAGCCTAGAGCACATTGGCAAGGAAGCAGTAGGCGGAGTCATGGACACAGGGCGCCACGCGATCCTGGTGGACTACCCAACCATCGATGATTCCATTGACTTTGAGACAGAGCAGAACATTGGCGCACGACCCTTGATCCTCAGCTATCACGCTGAGTCTTTCATCAACTGGAAGTACGAGAAGATCAACGGACGTCGCGTACTCACATTGGCGGTGCTCGTAGAGTTGGTACAAGATGAAAACAATACCAACGAATTCGATCACGATGTTGTCAAGAACTACCGGGTTCTCCGGCTGAGAGATGGCGTATACACGCAGCAGATTTACGATGATGGTGGACAGGCGAAGGGTGCCGAGTTTGTGCCTCGTATGGCAGGTGGGACTCCCTTTGACCACATCCCGCTCTACATCATCGGCAGCGAGAACAATCTCCCGGATATTGATGACGCGCCACTCTACGATCTAGCAGTGCTTAACATTGCACACTATCGCAATAACGCTGACCTAGAAGAGGCAGGCTTTATCTCAGGCCAGCCCACTCTGCATCTGAACATCGGGGACACCAATCCTGAGACGTTCGTAGAGCAGAACCCTAACGGCGTACAGCTAGGCAGCCGCAGCGGGATCATCACACAGAATGGCAGTGTCGAACTTGTACAGCCAGAAGAGCGCAGCCTTTTAATCAAGCTAAAAGAAGTTAAAGAGCAGGAAATGGTCGGCATTGGCGCTCGCATCATTCAGCGCGGCGGGCCAGGTGAGACAGCAGAGGCCGCACGGATCAACGCCAGTGCAGAGAGCAGCACCTTGGATCAGGTGGTCAACAATACCTCCTACGCTTTCACAGGCGCTCTCATGGACGCAGCCCGATTCATGGGCATCCAGAACGTAGAAGAGATCAGGTACGACCTTAACACTGACTTCTTCGAGCAGAGCCTTGATGCACAGCAGCTAATGGCGCTGATTCAGCTAGGTGATGTTGGCGTTATCTCTCGGTCTATCCAGCGAGACAGTATCCGCAAGGGACGCATCCACATCCCCGAAGAGATGGATGACGGAGACATCGACGGGGAAAACGCTAGCCAGCCGATCATCTAGCCATGTCTGCAAATGACTTTCTAGCAGATGCCGCCACACGGCGTCAGATCATGGTGCAAAGGGCGAGCCGAGGTATCTCCCGAGAACTGGATGAGGTGCTTGAGCAGCTAAGGGTTGACATCAATAACCGACTGTCTGAAACACCTACAGACTTGCAAAGAAAGCGTCTAGGAGTTGTTCTAGCATCAGTTGAGACCATCCTACAGGGTGGCAGACAAAACATCTCACAGCGCCTAACAGAGCGTCTAACTGAGTTCACTGAAGGCGAGATTGAGTTCCAGAAAGAGACGCTGGATCAGGTGTTAAACGTAGAGACTACAGCACCACCGATTCAAAGAGTGCAGTCAGCCGTTAACTCAACACCCGCAGAGATGTTGATTGGCAACACCAAGCAAAGCATGACGGTCAACCAGTTAGTCGAAACCTTCAGCAAGAGCAACACGAAAGAGATCAAGAATCTCATCTCGGCTGGGTTCATTGCTGGTGATACGACAGATCAGATTACAGCCAGAGTCAGTCAGAAGGTACGGGGACGCACAAGGGCACAGGCTAGAGCAGTTGTACAGACAGCCGTTAATCACGCCGCTAGTGTAGCCAGAAAGCAGTTCTCCGAAGAGAACAGTGACAAGATTGGTGGTGAGAAGTATCTAGCCACACTTGATGCCAGGACTACACCGACTTGCTCAGGGCTTGATGGACAGATTTTCGAGGTAGGCGTAGGTCCAAAGCCGCCGCTGCATTACAACTGCCGATCCCTGCGAGTTGCAGTGCCACGCGAAGGCTCAGTCCTATCAGGCATGGAAGGCAGCAGACCAGCCGTAGGCGCTGATGGCGTAGAGCAGGTCACAAGCAACAAGACTTTCAGCGGATGGCTACGGGGACAGCCTGCTGACTTCAAGCGAGAGTTCTTCCGTAAGTATCAAGATGGCGAGGCTAAGTACGAGTTATTTCAGCAGGGTGGTCTTGACGCAAGGGACTTTATTGACGCAGATGGTTCAGAGATCAGTCTGCAAGAGTTAAGAGAGCAGAATCCGTTGGCTTGGCAGGCAGCCGACCCAACAGACTAACCCGGCCCGAGGTCGGAAATCAACAGTAAGCTAGGGGCTTATAGATATGGCAGAAGAAGAGAGCATCCAGAACCAAGCGGAAGAGCAGGTAAAGCAGGACATCGAAGAGTCTGGCAAAACCTACACTGAAGCTGAAGTCCAGAAGATGGTTGAAGAACAGGTGTCTGGATTGAAGAACAAGGTAGACGAACTTCTAGGAGAAAAGAAGTCTGCTAATCAGAAGGCCAAAGAGCTGGAAGAGCAGCAGAAGCAACAGGAAGAGGAGCGTCTAAAAGAGAAAGAGCAGTTCCGGGAGCTGTACGAGCGCGAGCAGGAATCGAAGCGAGAGCTTCAAGAGCGCTTTGAAGAGTTCAACAGTCGCATTCAAAAGCAGACGATTAACGCCGAAGCAACAAAGTTAGCTTCAGAACTGACCCGCGACACCGCTCGTGGAGAACTGCTACAAGAGAAGGCAGCACAGTACGCCAAGTATTCAGATGATGGTGTCACCTTTGAGCTTGGTGGTGTGCCGGTGGAGAAAGAGAAAATCTTGACCCACCTTCGAGAGAAATATCCATTCCTAGTCGATGGGAGTGGAGCGACAGGCGGCGGAGCCGCAGGTCAACAGAACGGCGGGGCCGTAAGCACTACGAAATCATTTTCCGAAATGACGGGCGCAGAACTCAGTGAACTGCGGGCAGAAAGCCCAACAGAGTATCAGCGTCTTCGAGATGAGTTTTACGGCCAATAATAGGAGACTTTCATAATGGCTACTACTCGACTAAGCGACATCATTGATGTCACAGTATTCCGCGACCTTCCCCCGGTAAACGGGCCAGAAAAGACTGCTTTCTATGACAGCGGTGTTGTTACTCGTAACGCTCTGCTTGATGAGCTTGCCAGCGCTGCTGGTAAGACTGCCGAGCTTCCTTTCTGGAAAGACCTTGATGGTTCAATCGAGCTGAACTACAGCGACGATGATCCTTCCAATGTTGCCACGCCTCAGAAGGTTGTGCAGGGCGAGCAGATTGCTCGTAAAGCATTTGTCAACCAAGGTTGGCAGGCAGCCGATCTGGCTTCAGAGCTTGCTCTTGGCGCCCGCGCCATCGATCAGGTTCGTAACCGTACGGACATGTACTTCACCCGCCAGTGGCAGCGTCGTTTGGTTGCTACCACGAACGGCATCATCGCCGACAACGTAGCTAATGACGGCGGCGACATGGTTGTTGACGTAGCGGCTGATGCTATTGCTAACCAAGACGCAGGAACGAAGTTCAACCGTGACGCTTTCGTAGAGGCCACCAACACGCTTGGCGACCGTTACGATGAGTTAAGCGCCATCTCTGTCCACAGTGCTGTTTACGCGCAGATGGTCAAGAATGACGACATCGACTTTATCCCAGACTCAGAAGGTAACTTGGTAATCCCAACGTATCTCGGTCTGCGCGTTATCGTTGACGACGGCATGAACGTCGAAGCAGGCAGCACCGACGGCTTCAAGTACACCTCAGTGCTCTTCGGCGCTGGTGCATTTGGCTTTGGTGTTGGTAATCCTGAAGTACCTGTTGAGATCGAGCGTTATGCCGATCAAGGCAACGGCGGCGGTATCGAGACTCTGTGGGTTCGTGAGACCTACGTTCTCCATCCGTTCGGCTTCAAGGCCACTGGCACGCCTAGCAACGGCATCACCTTCACTCAGGCAGAGCTTGCTACTGCCGGAACCGTGGATCGCGTCATCGAGCGGAAGAACATTCCGTTGGCGTTCCTCGTCACCAACTAAAGCAGTTGGTAAAAAGGCTTGCCCCTCTTAGGAGGGGCTATGCCTCCTAATACATAAAGAGGGTTTATTAGATATGGCTAATAAAGATGGTTTAGAACCAAACAAGCCAGTCGATTTTGAAACACTCCAGCGCGTAAAGCGCCAGCAGCGAGAGGCACAGAAGGCAGCTAAGACAGCGCCTAAGCCTAAGCGTAAGTACGAGCGTAAAGACTATACTGATGTTGACGAAATCGTTTCAAACGTAACGAGCAAAGCAAAGTCATCCGAAGACACAGAGAGCGAGTAGAATGGCAAAGCGCAACCCAAAAGTACGGGACGACGCTGACCTACCGGGTCTAAGGACTTTTGCAAAGCCGGGAAGTCTGGCCTTTCGGGCGTACTATGCTCAACAACGTCGCAAAGATCGCAAGGAACGTAACGAAACGTGACTTACACGATTGACCAATTTGGGCCAAGTGATCTTCTTACTAGCAAAAAGTTCGCTATCCGAAGGGTACAGGTTGACGTAGGCAATACGGGGTTTTTTGATGCTCGTGAGTTCAGGTTTTTTCGTGAACTCAGCATCCCGGCAGGCCAAAGCCTTTGGACTCGCATTACAGTAGATTCTGGTGCAGACGGTTTCATTGTCAGAAGTCAGGCCATTGAAGCAGAAGAAGGTACTCTTCGTTTTCGAGTTTGGTCAGACACAAGCCTGACTAACCCGCCAGTCTTTTCGCCACCTGACGGACTGACATCTAACGTATTACCAAACAATACACTGCCAAGCGCCCCAGCGTACACGAGAACAACAGTATTTGAGAATGGCGGTGACGCTGACCCTGTCTTCAATGGTGATGCAATTCTTTTGGATATACTCCGATCAAGAAGTTCAGGCTCTACATCAAAAGCTACTTCTAATTACATTCAAGCAGGCGGAGAACGAGGAGTCGGGCCGGGCACATATTGGCTACAGTTTGAGTCAATAGGAAACTCGGACGTCACTGGTCTTTACAACTTAATTTTTGAAGAACGATTAGGACAAGGGTAATGCCGTTAGAAGTTGGCAAGCGTTATAGAATAGCAGGTCGTATTGTTGACATTGTAGATTCAAGGGCAGCAGGAAAGAAGAAAGCAGCCATAACAGCAGACGGCAATAGAATTAACTTCGGGCAAGCAGGCGAAGTCGTACAGCCGGGCACACCAGCAGGCGATAACTACTGCGCTCGATCAGCAGGAATCCAATCAGGCCGCGATCTAAGTGCTAACGATCTTTCACGCGCCGATTGGCACTGCAATGGCACAAGCAGCCGAGAAGAAGGCCCAAGCCCACTAGGAGAAGACTGAGATGCCTGTGCAGCGTTGTCAGAAAGATGGGCGCCGAGGATGGAAGTGGGGATCAACAGGCACTTGCTACGTCGG